TGATGATAATTTTGAATCATATACTTATGATGGAAGATCTTGTGAAGATGAAAATCCTTTTTTATCTTTTACCGAATACAAGCTCGAAGGATTCAGCCAAGAAAGGCCCGAGGAATTGCCAAAAAAGGGGCAGATTGTTTGGGTAAGAGATGAACCTGAAGAAGAATGGAGATTGGCTCATTTTTTAGGGAAAAAAGGTAAATTTTATAAAGCATCTATTTATTTTTTAGATCAAACTCCACCATCTTGGACTTTTATCACAACTGAAAACCCATACAAAGATGTATAAATCAATTTTATTAATGATGATACTTTTATCATCTTGCGTTCGGTTTCCAAATGGTATAGATAAAATTAAGGGCCGAGTAAAGCATACTAAAAGTTTGCGAGAAACCAGGCGAAACCTTCGCATAAATTACCATTACCATCAAACCAAACTGGGTAGATTTTTTAATTTTGAAGTATGAAAGAACTAACCTTTAACGAGTGGCAAGACCATATTGCAAGGCAACTGGAAGCCGATTACAATAAAATTTTTAATCAACCTAAATTACAAATCAATGAAAAGTTTTTTAAAATTCAACGAAGTAAATCCAAGAGTTTACGATCAGTTCAAGGAAATCGCTAACCTTTATATTAGCAAAGGCGAAAGGCGAATCAAGTCCGAAACCATCTGCGAGATCATTCGATTTCAATTGATGAAGGAGTTTAACGATGGGCATAAATTCATCAAGTTTTTCGCCCAGGATTACGCAAAGAAGTTCGAAAATGATTTCCCGCAACACGTTGGAATCTTTACAAAAAGACTTGTAAATTTTGAATTGGAAGATTAATTTGCTATATTGCAATATAATAAGTCAAGAGGGTAGGAGTTCTTGGTTTGTTCTAAAGGTTTAATGCCGAAGCCAGTTTTGCACTCCTACGCAGACTGGCTTTTTTTATTTTTAATATGGAAAAAGAATCATTTTATTTCCCACATTTCTGCAATGCCAGGCACGATCGAAAGATTCGCAGAATGAGAAAAGAATTAGGCACGGAAGGTTACGGAATTTATTTTATGTTACTGGAGACATTAAGAGAGCAACACGATTTAATGTATCCAATGGAGGACATTGATTTATTAGCCGAGGAGTTTGATGTATCAGAAGCAAAGGTTAGAGTTATAATTTGTAATTATGGACTTTTTGCAATTGATGAGGATGAAAAGTTTTTCAGTCCTAAAATGTTACTTTACTTGGAACCTTATTTTAAAATGAAGGAACAAAGGAAGTTAGCCGGACAAAAGAGTGCTGCTAAACGAATGTTAAACGAAAGTTCAACGACCGTTCAACAACCGTTCAACGACCGTTCAACAAAGGAAAGTAAAGTAAAAGAAAGTAAAGTAAATGAAATTAAAGAAAAAGAAAGTAAAGTATCTTTTAGCGAAATGCTTTCGCCATACATTCAAGAATTAAATTCTGAATATGATAACTTCTTTTCATACTGGACTGAAAAAAATTCAGTTGGCAAAGAACGATGGCAATCTGAAAAGTTTTTTGATATTAGCAGAAGGATTAAAACTTGGATGCAAAATCAAAATAAATTTGGAAACAAAAAACCTTCAATCAATTCAGAACCGGCACCGGGTAAGATGACCAAAGGTCTAATGCAACAACAAGAAATTTATAACGAACTTTTAGAACAAATAGAAAATGGAACTTACATTAATCCCTTCGCAAGAAAATAGAATTGAAAAATATTCTGAACCAATTTTAGCAGATAGCAAGCTGACTAAAACCGAAACAGTAATTTATCAAGCAAGCACAAAGCAGAAAATTATGTACTTGTCTGAAAAAGAAAAATTACGAATTGCAAATACAATTCTTTCGATGGTTAAAGTTAGACTTGGATTAAAAGAAAGAGCCAAGCACGAGGATTCCGTAGAAACTCAAATGATTTTTTCAGACCTAAACAAGTTTGATCATTTAACGGAAGCCGAAGTTTTATTGGCTCTTGAAAATGGACTTGATGGAAATTACTTAAAAGAACACGAATCAAATGTATTTTGGAATCCTTCCAATTTTGTTCTTTGGATAAAGCGGTATTTGCTTGAGAAGAACGATGTAATGCGGAAGGTAACAAATGCCAAGCCAGCGGATTACATTCGGAATACTCCGAAGGATGAAGAAATTAAGCAACAAGGAATTTTATGTGCCAATGATTATGCTGATCTTTATGCACGGACTAAAGATGCAGATCGCACGTTCAAATATCCAGCCGGTTTAAATTTCCTTTATGATCTTGGAGTTCAATACGGATGGCTTAATTTGGATGAGGAAATAATAGATCAAATCAAGATGGCTGTGGCACCAAAGTTTTTACATTTGGTTAAAAATCCGGCAGATGTTTTTGAGAATATGGAATTTATTTGGGCCTATAAAGCTGAATGTTATAAAAGGTTTATAAAAGACCTGGTAACGTTTGAAGTTCGAATTGATACAAACGGAAAAATTAATTAATTAAGTAAGATTAAAGCCAACATTATCATACACTAAAAAATATATAATGAAAAAAATCATAATTATAACGATTTGCTTTGCATTGCTTACGCAGATCACGCACGCATCTGATGTATTCTTTAACATCTCCAGGCAGACTACACTCGACTATGTTATTAGTTGGGTATTTGCCTTTTCTTTAGAATCATCCATCTTGATTTTTACCTTGCTTGGGAAACGAAACACGGCTATCTTTTTTGGGCTTATTTCGTGGCTGATAAATTTACTTTATTACTGGGTTCAAATCGGAATGACTCAAAAATTTGTTGCGATGAATATCATATCTTTGATCATACCGGTTACTATCTTTTTTTATTCGGAATTGATTAAAACGGATAAACGTAAAAACTTATTAAAATAATGGAAAAAATTAAAATTGGTAATTTTTGGATTTTAGGCAAAGAAACCAACGGAATAACTTTATTTCCTTTTGTGTTCCTTCGTAAATCGTATGTCGATACTTTGTCTGACTGGAATCTTAAAAGTCTTATTAATCACGAATCAATTCATCTAAAGCAACAAGCAGAACTTAATGTGGTATTCTTTTACATTTGGTATATTATTGAGTTTTGTATTAGAACGGTTTTGATTGGGAATACTGATGCAGCTTATCGAAAGATTTGTTTTGAGAAAGAAGCCTACGAGAATGAAGGCAATATGGAATATATCAAAACAAGAAAATTTTGGGCATTTTTAAAATATATTCGATGAAACAAGATGAGCATCTCCTCCAGGTTTCAATTTGTAAATGGTTAGATCTAACACAAGACTTTCCATATTTTGCCATTCCGAACGGTGGCCTAAGACATAAGTTGGTTGCCATCAAATTAAAAAGAGAAGGAGCAAAATCAGGAGTTGCAGATATGTTTTGGATGGTCTCGAATAATACCTGGAAAGGTTTGTTTGTAGAGGTTAAAATTGAGAAGGGTAAGCAATCGCAAAGTCAAAAGGATTTCGAGGCCGTAGTAATAAAGCACGGGTACTATTACGCAGTTGTGAGAAGTATTGATGATTGCATTTCTTTAATTAACCGGTTCAAAAAAAATGAGATCTAATTATCTTGATGCAATTGCCTGGATTGATCAGCAATTGACTAAGCCAACAAGACAAATAAAAGTTGGATGCGAAACTATTCTTGATTTGAACTATTCTTTGGCTCTAAATCGAAAACACATTTTAGAAAATTCGGGTCAGTTGTCTTATTCAGCATTCGGGAGAACTAAAAAAATAAAGGATTATTTGGAAATGTTAAAATAAAAATGTAAACTTTGTAAATGTCAAATCAAGTTGATCACCCAGAACATTATCAAGCCGATGGAATCGAAACCATTGAAGTAATTGAAGGATACAATTTAAATTTTAATCTTGGAAACGTGATTAAATATATTTTGAGGGCCGACAAAAAGGGTAACAAAAAACAAGATTTAGAAAAGGCTCAATGGTATCTAAAAAGAGAAATTGAAAAGTTTAAAGGTTGATGTCAAGGAATGAAATCATTTCAACGTTATACGAATCAAAGGAGATCGCCCAGGCACTCCGAAAGATGCAACCAGCTTCACTCCGAGAAGAATTAAGACAAGAAATGTTTATGGCCCTATGTAATATTTCAGATGAGAAATTTTGGGGCATTTATAATAACAATGGTATTCCAGGTTTAAAGTTTTGGTTAGTCCGTACGATGCTTAATATGATTTATTCAACCGGCCTTAA